TGCGTGTCCTTTCGTCAAAAGGACAACCAGCAGGACGAGGTCATAATAGCCAGCCCGCCACATGAACGACCGGGCGTCGGCCTTGTCCTCCCGTTCGGCGTCATCCGACGCCTGCCACTTGAGGACCAGCAGGGCCAGCCCGGTCTGCAACGCCTGCGCATTGGCGAGGTAGAAGGGGTTGGCGGGCATGGTGACGAGGGACGCCCAGATAGTGCTGTCCAGCCTCGGGCGGTCGATGTCGTCGCCGTCCGCCACGTCGTCCAGCGCCTGGATCATCTGCCAGACGTCCAGCAGCCAAGCAATCGCTTCCGGCGGCAGGTCCAACTCTTGGAAGTGCACAACGAGGGATTGCGCCGCCTCGTCCATTACGTCACCTCGCGGCCAGACACGCGGATGTTGATGGCAGACGCCGTTCCGGCAAGGGTCGAGATGAACCCGCCCGGTGACAGGACGTGGCCGACCAGTTCGGGGAACGTATAGGTCTCGGATGGCTGGAGCGTCTTGGTCTTGACGATCAAATTGTCGTTACCGGCCGACCCGGCCGGATTGACCAGGTTAACGCTGATCGTCGCCGCGCTGGACGAGTAATTTGTGGCGGTGAACTTGTCGATGATGGCCGTCACGCCGCTGGCCGTGTAGACGGTGGACTGCGAGTTGTTCGCGGTCTGGGCGGGGACGAGTGTCTTAACAGTGACGGTCATGTCGTCATCCTACTGCTGAATTTGCGTAACTTCAACGACTGCGCACGGAGCAACCGGGGCAAACGCCGTTGCGGCGACGCTGGTCGGCGCCAAATCCGTATCGTCTACCGCCCACATCAACTCAATATAGTCGTTTGCGGCAAGCGAAAAGAACTCAGAGTTGCGCACCACCAGATAGCCGCTGCTGTCAGACAGCGATCCGATCACCGCGCTGTTGGGGTAATCTGTAGTCCCGTTCAGCCGCCACCAGACCCATGCTCTTTTAATGCTGGAGTTACCGGATGAGAACTGAATGCGCGCGTTGAACTGATACAACCCGCTTTCCGACACTGTAAGTTCCGTGACAGGTGTACCGGCTATTGAGACGCCGTCCGCAATGCTAGCGCCGTCCCACTCCATAGCGTAGGCGGTGTTGTTGGCCAGCGGCGTTACACCCGTTGTGTTGTAGAACTCGCCGTAATACCGCTCCTGCTCAATGGTCGGCCGGACGAAGATGACGCCGTTGGTTGCGTCAGACACCACGCAGGCGGCCAGCGGGATGACGTTATCTGGCGCGGTCGGCTTGACGTTGGTCAGGTCGCCCGCCACGGTTGGGCTGGCGTAGAGGATGTCGCCTGCGCTGAACGCGCTGGTGTCGATGCCCCGCACAAAACCCCATGTGCAGCAATAGCCCTTGTCGCCGCTGTCCGGCAGGTCGTGCGTCATGACGCCGAGGATGTAGAGCGTCGGTGTGGAGCCGTCCGCCAAATAGGGCGCAACCAGAAGGGCGTCGGTCGTAGCGCCAGCGAACCCGACGACCGAGCCGTTCGGGATCGTAACGCCAGTCGTGTTGCCGACGCGGGCGTAGGTTTCCTGCCCGATCTGCTGGGTGACGCCGTACTCCATGCCAAGGTTCAGCGTCTGGTCCGCGGTGTTCCACGCCATGACACCGACGTCGGACACGACCGGCGGCGAGGGGTTGCGGGAGAACCGCAGGAAGCGTACGTTGTCCTGCTGAACCGACGCCATAGTGCCGAGTTCCGGCTGCGGGGCCATCTGGAGGCCCATGATCTGCTTGTCCAGTTCCGACGTATCAGAGAAACCCGCCTCAGTGACAGGCCCTTTCTGGATGTCCTCCAATGAAAAGGCGCTCTGTCCCGTCTGGTTGAACAGGCTCAACAGGAATAGATACCACTCACGCGCGATCAGCCCCGTCCGCGGGTCCGTCAGCGGTACGCGCGGCGGGGTGATGTTGGTGATGTTAACCACTGGTGCCGCTCGCCTGTAGTTCAGCCCCCATGATGGCGATCTTGATGGGGTCGGTGCCGGACACCTCGTAGACGCGGTCGCGTATCTTGAGCGTCATGCCGAGCCGCCGCCAGATGGTGCGATAACCAAACTGGCCGATCTTGCCCATCGACCGCCAATGCTCATTCGACCAAGTATGGCCGCCATCGTCCGACCAGCGCAACATGACTTGCGGATCATAACCAGGCGCTGCCGGATAGCTGGTTGTGGTCAGGTACACGGGTGGCGTGAAGTTGTAAGGCGGGTCTGGATTGTCGGCAATCGTCTCAAACCCATCATTTGCCTCGGTCGTTAGCGTCTCGCCGTTTTCGGTCGTCAGGTCGTTCTGCGCGTACTCGGCCAGCAGAATGTCGCCGTCTTCAGCCGTCAGGTCTTCAGCCGAGTACGCCGGATACAGGTTAAGGCCGACACCCGTCTCGCAGTCAAGCTGGAGCGCGTGCTGCGCCGTGCGCCGGAGCGTGTTCTCGCCGGTCGGCAGCGCGCGCCAAGACCGCAGCCAGCGCTGCACCTGACCGTTGTCGGAATAGACGTCCAGATCGTAAGCGTACAGGTTGCCGTTCTGATAGTCTCCAACCAAGTTCTCACCGTTGTAGAACACCTGCGTTGCGCCGCGCTGCCGCGCCCACTGTTCGTTTTCCCACGCCCAACGCTCATGCCATGCGCCCGTCGTGGCGTCGTAAACCCATGTCGCGCCAGCAGACGGAAACGACAGCACATAGAACGAATGGCCGTCCTGCTGATAGGTGTAAGCCACAGCGTCCGACATGTTGCCGTACTGTTGGATTTGCCATTCAACCGCGTGCGTCGAGATGCGCTGGCCCTGATAGCCGTTGGCGACGTAGACGATACCCTGACCGCGGAAGTCTTTGCCGAGCCAGTAAACCTGGTTGTTCATCTTGGCGACGGAATAACGGGCGGCGCAACCCAACTCGTTGTAGGCACCCTGAATACGCACAAGCGGGAAGTCAGACAGCCCAGCGTTGTACCAAACTTCGGTTGAATTGTTGCCGAACAGCCAGACCTCGCGGTGATCGACGATCATGCTGATAATGTTGTCCGGGTCGCCTTCAGCGCTCACAAAGTCCAGCGGGTCAATGCTGGTGCCGTCCAGCAGCGCCGTCACCCAGATACGCTGGCTGTTAGGTTCAATGAAGACAAAATAGCCGTCAAGATAGTCCACGACCGAGGCGCCAGGAAAGTCTTGGTCGGTAATCTGCGAAAAGACGCCGGTTGCGGTGTTGTAGATGTATCCGTCTGGATCGGCAGCGATCATGATCTGCGTGCCATTGTCGGCCATGCTGACCGGACCGGAGCCGGACACTATGCCAAGCGCTGTAGCTGCGAAGGAACTGGTTACGCGGTAAAGCGTGTTGCCCGACACAACGTAGACATATGCGCCGTGCTCCCAAAGCCCGCGGATAGGACCGGTGCCGACCGTGGCCCGTAAAGACAACCCAGGAGCGCGTTGCAGGAAGGCAGGCTGTTTGCCGCCTTCCGGCACCATCTCAGGGAACAAGTTCACCATACGGTTATCCGCAGCATTTACGCTGCGGGCCACATAAGATGAACCGAGGATCGGCGTCTGCATCGGTTAAGCCAGCACTGCGCCACGAAGCGAAATAGCCCACCAATCCGAGCCAAGGAATTGAAGCACGCAAGCATCGCCTACCGCGTTAAACGTAATGGTCGTTCCGGCGCCAAGATTGGTCGGCGTAAGGATGCCTGTATCGCCGCCAGCGGCTTCTGCCACATAGACGATAGTTTTGAGTTGGCCCTCAACGCCATCAGCTAACGTCAGCGCGTTGCCAGTGGCCGTGGACGTAAACTTGGTGACAGGCTGCGTAACGTTGACTGCGCCAGCGCCAGCCAGCGCCTGCACGGCCTCAATCACAGGACCGCTGAAGGTCTGGTTGCCGGTAAATGTCTGCGCCGCATCCGTCCGCGCAATCGTTGCGCTGGTGGACGGGAACGTCATCGTCGTGCTGTCGGTGCCTGCCAGCGTCAACGAATGGTTGGCCGTCAGCGTCTTGCCATTTGCAATGGTTAGGGTCGCGCTGGTAGCTGGCGCAGTTATAGCGACCTTGTTAATGGACGTGGCAGTAGCAACGCCAAGCGTAGGCGTAGTCAATGTCGGACCGGCGGATAGCACTACACTGCCGCTGCCTGTAGACGTTGTGACACCCGTGCCACCACGCGCCACGCTAAGCGTGCCGGTTGTGCCTGCCACAATGGGAAGCCCAGTTGCACTAGCCAGCGACGTGGTGCTGAACAGAAGCGCATTGGTAATCTTTTTCGTAATGCCGCTCTGGACAATCGGAATTTCATCCGCCGGATTGGCTGCGACTGCGGCGGGAAGTTGTGAGATGGCAACTGTTGACATTGTATATCCTTAGTAGTTCCCAGCAAAAATGTTGAACCGCTGCCGCGTTCCGACGATGCTGTAGGGCAGCGCCATGATGTCGTCAGGGTTGTTGATGCGCTTCAGGTTGCGCTTGGACGTCATGGCGATGCGGGACACCTGCCGGGACGGCTCGACGCCGAACTCAGGGGCCA